ACGATTACCACTAATTTTACTTTCTACACTTACTTGATTTACTTTTGGTAATTGTCTGGCAGAATCATATGATATTGAAGAAACCTCAAAGGACATACGAGGTAACTTTAGTGCGACCTTACGTTCGGACTGTTCTCCCTTACTCATCTCCTCTAGTCGTGAGATGAAGTTCCTGCGAGGCGCGTATGTCAGAGGCAGTTTGACCTGAGACAACACCTTACCGTCCGCAGCGGTTCGCAGTATGTGCATATCGTTAAACATAGACCCAAACAAAGCAACACAAGTGCGCATACGTTTATGATAAAAATGACCACCCATCATTAGATTATATCTCCAAACGGATTAGATTCACTGAAATCAAGGAAGTCCCCTTCCCAATCATTGAATATTTTATTCTGCGCATCGACCTGTATCTCATTGACACCTTCGTCTTGTGAGACTGGAGTCATAGACGCGTTCGGTCCAACGACTGGACGATCCGTCGCCCACTCGTGATACTTACCATCGGTCGCACCTGTGTGTGCAATCTTTAACATACGAGTGTCACTGCTCCATGAGGTGACCTCGCCATTTAGTATGTAGTCGTCGAATACCTGTTGGACATCTTCCCCAACTAGGTAATAGGATTCATCGTCTGCGACTCTTGGAGGCATCTGTAGTTCGTACTGGAATGCACCCTCGACCTCGACATTATCAATGTCTGGGATGCCAGTGTCGAAGTCTTCGTCTGAGAACTCGAATAACTCGCATTGCATACGGAACGTAGGTAGTTGCGACAACTGGTAGAACGGAGTTTCTGTCTCCACCTTCATCACTTGGAATAGTGACTCTGATAGAGGTAGGTAGATTACGTCACCCTCACGTGGGCGGAACTGTGCATCAGCAAGACGATCACCGACCAGTTCTCTCCATCGACGACGTGCGATGACAAAGGTGGCTTGGTCACGGATCTCAATACCGAACTTGGTAAAGATGTCTCCCTCTCCATCGAACCCTTCTGCGTTCTCGATGTAGACCTCAACCTTGTATGCGTCACCGAACTGAGACTGGATGCTGTCTAGGAAGATGTCTTCCTTCTCCACGATCTCACGAGGCAGGTAATAGACATCCTGTCCGTAGAATTTGATAGACTCGATGATCAAGTCCTCATACAAACTCTGTTCGGATCGGTTCTTTTGACTTATGTATGGATTAGTCGCCATGGTTTACCCCATAAAGAACATTGGACCTTCGTCCTCTTCCAATCGGAACTTCTCCATGATCTTGTCGATGTCTGCGATTGCGTCATCATAGATTTGACGACCATTGATAGTAACCCCGCCAGGCAATGACATACCGTCAAACTTGATTAGGTTGATACCCCACTGACGTTTAATCAGTGCGGTTGTGTATTCTTTCAGGAAGCGGTGGTTCCATAGATTGTTGTATTCGGATACCGTATCGTCCGGACTGCGAATACCGTAGACTTCAAACACGACGAAGTCTCCCGCTGTTAGTTTCGTTTTAGAAACAAGTAGGTTCACACGATTGTACTGTCGATCAAAGGTCATCTGTGGTTGACCCATCAACTTCATGTCGAGTAGCGATAACTGTTGTTGCATACCTTCATAATATGCCAAATCACCCAACACACCGTTTGCACGAGTGAAGTCTGATATGGTATACTGTAGATACTGCCACGCGTCACTAAACCACCCCTGAGAGTTCGACAGGGTGACTGGTAGCATACGTACCACCGCAGTCAAATCAAGGTCGTCCGGTAGATCTACGGTCTGTGTGTCGACATCCTGTTGTGTTAGTTGGTGTTTGAGATAATATCTCTTCGACCCGTCTGGGTGGTTCTCGCGGAACCATTGAAGTGCCTCATCAACACGATCATCTAATTGTTCGTCATCGATATTGATCTCAACAACTGGATGTCCCAGTGCACGTAGGCAATACTCGATTAGTTCTTCTCTGTCAGTAGCGTACATCTAATGTGTCTCGAAGTTACGTGTGTGTCTCTCTATTTATACGATTTTATTTATAGACATAAAAAAAGGGAGTCCGAAGACTCCCTCTTTCATCGAAGTTCTAAGAACTTGGATTAGTTGACAACAGTACCGTTGACATCGTAGACATCGATACGGTAGTGTGAACCGTGTTGTCCGTCTAGTTTGTCCGCGTTAGTTGAGTTGTCTGGTACTAGAGCACCGGCAGTCTCTGTTAGATCTAGTGAGAACTTACCAGAAGCCTGGTTGTAGTCTAGGCATGAACCGTTGTCCGCACCGACACATGCTTTACCACGTGCGTCTGTGAAGTATAGGTTAGTTGAACCTTCTGATACGTTATCAGTGTTCCATGCAAGGACAATCGCCTGGTTTGTCTCTAGGTTCGCAATGCGAGATGTGTTAGAGTTAACAACACCTGTGATCGAACCATCAGCAGATTGGAATGCAGCAACGATCTCTGTTAGAGAATCTAGTGCGGCTGGATCTGTGTTAGACACAATGCTGTTGATCTGAGTTTGCAGACTTGAGTCAGCAGCGTTACGTTGTTGCGCTTCCGCATCAACCGCAGCGATACGTGCCGCAATCTCATCATCGATGTCTGACTGTAGTGCAGCATCAGCAGCTTGACGATTAGTCGCCTCACCGTCGATATCATCTTGCATTAACAGGTCAGCAGCTTCACGTGCAGATGTTTCTGTCGCAAGTGCAGTCTGTAGTGAAGAGATGTCACTATCGTTAGATGTGATCTGTGCTTGTAGGTTAGACTTGTCACCAGTTGTTGAGTTGTCTAGTGCATCGATCTGTGACTGTAGACCGTTGTCCGCAAGGATGCGAGCGTTAGTCTCAGCAGTGATCGCGTTCTGACGAGCAGTTGTTTCAGCACTTACCGCAGCTGCACGAGCACTTGCCTCTGCATCTATTGCGTCTTGTAGATCATCGTCTGCAGCTGAACGAGCAACCTGTTCCGCAGTGATCGCAGATGCGTTAGATGAAGTCGCAGTTTCAGTCGCATCCATCTCTGATTCTAGGGTTGATACACGACCTGTTAGGGCAGATGCGTCACCACCTAGGTTATCGATCAGAGTTTGTAGACTTGCATCAGCACCTTCGTATGCAGCAACTAGTTCTGTCAACTGGTTCAGTGTTTCTGGTGAACCGTTTGTGATTGCAGATACTGCCGCAGATACTGTGTCGATGTTAGACTGTAGAGTGTTGTCTGCACCAGTACGAGCACTTGCTTCTGCATCGATGTTTGACTGAAGTACTGCGTCAGCAGCGATACGTGCAGTTTCTTCTGCGTCGATTGCGTTCTGTAGTGACTGATCACCACCGATACGAGAAGACTGCTCTGCGTCGATCTGTGACTGTAGAGAACCTTCTACCGCAACCGCACGTGCAGTCTCAACGTTTACTTCGTTTGAGTTTGCAACGTCACCCGCGATACGTGCATTTTCTTCCGCAGTAATTGCAGCACTGTTGATGTTGATGTAACCTAGAAGTTGTGAACCAAGGTCAGAACGAGTTGATGCTTCTGCATCAACATATGCCTTAGTTGCCGCATCTTGTGCAGAACTTGGATCGGCCAGGTTGTTGATCGCATTGCCACCCATATCAACATCAGCAGTCATCTCAATATTAGATGAACCTGAAGAAGTGCTGATACCAGATGTACGTGCGTTTGCAGCAGCGATTGCCGCGGCGTTAGCTGCGATGTCTGTATCGTTAGAAGTTACTTGACTTTGTAAGTCAGCAACGTCTGTTGGTGTTGCAACACCGTTCGTTAGGGTAGTGTTGATTGTTGCGATATCTGAAGCGTTCTGAGCAACAGAACCTGTCAGAGTGCTATCTGCATTCTCAAATGCAGCAACAATTTCTTGGAGCGTGTCAAGTGTTTCTGGAGAAGTTCCCAGAATAGCACTTACCTGCGCCTGTAGGTCTGCGATATCAGAAGAAGTCAGACCTGCAACAGCATCGGCGATCGCAGCAGGTACAACCTTACCGTCCGCACCGATTACAGTTACGTCGTTGATTGAGATGTCACCATTCGATACGTCAACGCCGTTCTGTATTCTAAATTTCTTATTTGTAGACATTTTGTTTACCTTTTAGAATTTTAATGGATGGGGGAGAGCTGATCCCTCCCCCGACTATTATCACGTGTTCCTTATGCGTCAACGTATGTTACTGAGACAGAAACTACCGCACCTGCTGATTCAGCGGTGTATAGTAGTTCAACACTCTGTCCGTTTACACGAACGTCTGTATCACCTAGGAATGATGAACCAGTGAATACGACACCATACTCAACGATGTAAGCAGATGTTCCATCGTGGACAACTAGTGCCTCACGAGTTTCGAATTCACCACCAGACTCTACTGTTACAACATACTTAGCAGAACGGTAATTTGTCTTGTTGAATGCAGAAACCACTGTAGCAGAAGTTCCAACAACAACATCGTTACCTTGTTCAAATACCTTGATATTGTCAGCAAGAGTTTCTAAACCAACCGACTTAGGATCTAGTACACCAACTGAGTTAGTAGACTGTGCGATAATAACCGCCTGTGTACCAACTGGGATTGCAGCGTTGAATGTAATAGTTTGTGCCTGTGCATCGATGGAGTAGTGTACGCCTGGATCCTGAATAACACCACCAACAAAGACGATTGCGTTCTGGTCTTGTGTGTAAAAATCTATCGCGAATGTAGTCTGCGCACCGTCACCAGCCATTGTCTGGCGTTGTGCGTTGTTGAATGCCAACTGAGTTGGATCCTGTAGAGACATTCCGTCTAGAGTGTTGTTTACACGTAGTACATAACCATTCTTACCGTCGTATGCAGTATCAGCAACGTCTGCAAGTTCCAACATGGTCTTTGCAGTATCGATTGAGAATGCACCTGTCGATGGGTCGTAAGATACCTTACCTTCACCCGCAGTGTCTACAGCAGATACTGAAGAACGTGCGCGAGCAGTTGTGAAGTATAGGTTATCACCTTCGGTTACATCTGTAGTTGAGAACTGCGAGATGTGTTGTGCAGCAAGACCTGCATCCAACTGACCCTTGTTTACCGCGTCTTGTGGGTCTGTACCGTTAGCGACTGAAGTGACTTTGTTGCCACCCATTGATAGAGCACCAGACATGGTGTCTCCAGACTTAGCGACTTTACCGTCGATCTGAGTCTGTAGGTTTGCGTCCGCAGCAGCGAACTCACCACGAATCGCTGTACCCTGTGCCGCACGATCAGTGATCTCTTGTGCAAGTCCAGTAGCGTTAGTAGCGATGTCTGTTTGGTTAGTTTGGATTAGAGTTAGTAGATCACCGTCTCCAGACTGTAGTGCAGCAACGATCTCTGTTAGAGAATCAAGTGCGGCAGAGTCTGTGTTAGATACGACAAAGTCGATCTGAGACTGTAGTGATGATTCAACACCCTGTGCACGGTTAGACTCATCTACGATTGACTGTGCGTTGACATTGATCAATGCAGCCAAATCTGATTCTACACCAGTCGCACGAGCAGTCTCACCATTGATTAGAACGGTGTTTGCATCTTCCGCAGCAGTCGCACGTGCGATCTCTGCGTCGATCTGTGACTGTAGGTTACCCTTGTTTCCGTTGTGAGAGTTATCAACTGCCTTGATTGCCGCGTCTAGTTTTGCAGCAGCATCTGACAATGAAGTAGATGCATCAATGTAGTTGGAACCTGTTGGTGTGATGTAAGTACCATCAGCGTTTACACCAGCAGCAAGTTGAGTTGCAGTCATCTCTGTCTCAACAACTGTTAGACGCGAGTCTAGACCGTTGTCAGCGATTTGACGTGCAGTTGCTTCTGCGTCGATGTTACCCTGTAGAGTTGCGTCAGCACCTGAACGTAGAGCAGCTTCGTTTGCAACGATACCGTCTGCGTATGTCTTAGCAGCAGCTTCTGCGTCGTCCGCTTCTGCTTCTGCGTAAGTCTGTGCAGATGCAAGGACAACCGCGTCACGTGCGATGTAGTCTGCTTGATCAATTGTACGATCAGCAGCAAGATCGATACGGATCTGCGTATCTGCAGCAGTACGATCAGCGATCTCTTGTACTAGAGCGTCACTGTCAGCGTCTGCACGTGCAACAGCAGCAGCAAGACCAGATGTATTAGTGTCTGTCTCACCGTGTACTTCGTTGATTGCACCAACAAGAGTTTGTGCAGTTGTGTCTAGAGTTTCAGTTGAAGAACCAACCTTAGTTTCTAGTGCATCGATGTCTGCTTCGTTAACTGTTAGACGACCATCTTGTTCGATGTCCTTCGCTTCAGTTGCGGTTGCACGACTTTCTAGTGAAGTTGCGCGACCTTCGACTGCGTCCATCTCACCTTCTAGAGTAGAGATACGACCTTCGTCTACGTCTGTCTGAGCGTGTAACTCGTTAACAGCAGCAGTAACAGTTGATGCAGTTGTTGTTAGTACCTGCGTACCCATCTGACCTTGTAGAACGTCAACGTGACCTTCTTCTGTAGTCATACGAGTTTCTAGTGAAGTTGCACGATCTTCTACCGCGTCCATTTCAGACTGTAGAGTATCTATTTCACCTTCAGCAGTTGTTACGCGACCCTCTAGAGCAGTTAGATCACCAACTTCTACGTCGATTTCTGCGTGTAGTTCGTTGATTGCGTCTGAGATGTTAGTAGCAACAGTTTGTAGAAGTGCAGAACCTTGCTTAGTTTCTAGTGCAACGATATCTGCTTCGGCAACGTTTAGACGACCGTTCTGAACTAGTTGATCAGAATCTAGACCGTTTAGACGGTTTGTGTGAGCAACGTCTTTCGCTTCTAGGTCAGTAGCACGTAGTTCAACTGCGTCCATCTCTGTTTCTAGAGTAGTTAGACGACCACCGTTAGCATCGATAACACCTTGTAGATCTGAATCTGCTTCTTGGAATGCACTAACGATTTCTGTTAGTGAATCTAGTGCAGCACCATCTTCGTTAGAAACGATGAAGTCGACACGACCTTCTAGAGTTGTTAGGTCAGTACGGATACCACCTTCAACGCCAGTCGCACGTAAAACTTCTGCATCAATCTGGTTCTGTAGATCTGTGTGATCAGATGATTGTAGGTTTTGTAGAGCAAGGATGTCAGAATCGTTTGAAGTGACTTGTACCTGAACACTATCTACGTCAGTACGTAGACCGCCTTCGATACCTTCAGCACGGTTCTTCTCAGCAACTACAGCAGCAGCGTTAACTCCCTCTGCGACAGTAGCACGAGTGATTTCTGCGTCAAGTTGATCTTGTAGATCTTGTACGTCAGAACCAACTAGTCCTTGTAGAGCAAGAATGTCTGAATCGTTGTCTGTGATTTGACCCTGTAGATCAGTTACCTGATTTGTTAGGACAGTTTCAGCACCGGATGCACGAGCGACTTCTGAGAAGATCTGAGATTGTAGATCAGAGTCAACGTTTGTGAAACCTTCTTCTAGGTTATCAACACGAGTCGATAGTGCCGCATCTCCAGCAATACGCGCAGCTTGTTCAGTAGTGATGTTACCTGCGTTCGTAGAGATGTTGCCAATGTTTGTATTGATGTCTGTACGTAGACTTGATTCTACACCTTCTGCACGTTGACGTTCTGTAACGACTGCAGCAGCGTTAGTCTGTTCTGCACCTTGAGCACGTAGAACTTCAGCAGTGATCTGATCTTGTAGATCATCAACTTCAATTGTAGTGTTCGAGTTTAATGCATCAACTTGCGCCTGTAGATCAGAGTCTCCAGAAGCACGAGCGACTTCTTCTGCACGTAGGTCAGTTTCGTTCTGTGAAGAAAGAACCTGAACCGCATCCATCTCACCTTCTAGTACAGTAGTACGTAGAGATAGTGCGTCGTCTGCAGCGATACGAGCAGATTCTTCTGTAGCAACGATTGAGTTTGCGTGTGATACAGCTTGTTGTTTCGCAGTTGCGATACGAGCAGTGATAGTGTTTCCACTAGTTCCGTTTACGGAAGCGTCACCGATTAGTGCAGTATCTTGTGCGTCAGCGTGTTGTTTCGCTTCCGCCATGTGCGAATCAGCTTCTTGATCCGTGTATGCTTTTGCTTCAGCAAGAACATCATCTTTCTCAACTTGAATGTCAACGTTGATCTGGTCAATCTGAGATTGTAGACCAGCGTCAGCAGTTGAACGAGTTGATGCTTCTGCGTTGATGTTGCCCTGTAGGACACTGTCAGCAGATGCACGAGTTGTTGCTTCACTTGAAATCGCAGTTGTGTTAGATGCGATAAGAGCAGACATATCTGAATCAGATGCCTGATATGCACTGACGATTTCTGTCAATGAATCTAGAGCAGCTGGATCAGTGTTTGATGTGATGAAGTCAACCTGTGATTGTAGGTTTGCTTCAGCAGCAGTTGCACGAGTTTCTTCTGCATCGATGTTGTCTTGTAGGACACCTTCAGCAGCAGTCGCACGGGAGATTTCTGTATCAACGCGAACGTTTAGATCAGAATCGCCTGCGATACGTGCAGCGTTCTCGATTGCAACAGAGTTGCTTGATTCAGTGATTGCTTCTGCCTTTGCAGTTGCAATACGATCTGTGATTGTGTTGCCTGTAGTACCGTCAACAGTCTCATCACCGATCATTGTTTCGTCTTGTGACTCAGCGTGTGCCTTAGCAGCAGCTTCTGCCGCAACAATGTCTGCGCCTAGATCTGTACGAACTTGTGTATCTGCAACAGCACGTGCATTGATTTCGTCTTGGATGTTCTGTGCGTTTGCAGCTTCTGCACCAGTAGCACGAGTGATTTCACCGTCAAGACGACCTTCGATGCGTGACTCTTCGCCACTAGCGCGAGTAACTTCAGCAGTGATCTGAGACTGTAGAGAAGTAGACTTAGTCTCTTCTGTGTCTAGTCGTGCAGATAGTGCGTTGTCACCAGCGATACGTGCAGTCTCTTCCGCACCGATTAGACCAGCAAGTGAAGTTTCTGCTGATTGTGCGCGAGAGATTTCAACAGTAAGACGATCGTTGATTTCTGTTTCTTTTGCAACAGCACGGTTAACTTCGTTCGTGATCGCAGTAGCGTTTGCGATGATAGAAGCAGATAACGCGTCATCAGCGTTTTGGAATGCTTCTACGATTTCTGCTAGAGAGTCTAGTGAATCGCTGTCTACGTTGTTGATGAAGTTGTTTAACTGTGACTGTAGATTTGCGTCTGCTGACTGGTATGCAGCTTCGATTGAATCTTCACGTGCCTTTGCGCGTGTCTCTTCCGCAGTGATGTTAGCCTGTAGGGTAACGTCTGCTTGAGCACGAGCACTTGCTTCTGCGTCGATGTTGTTTTGTAGTAGTGTTTCTGCAGCTTGTGCGCGTTGTGTTTCTACTAGAACGTCTGCGTCGATTTGAGCAGCAACATCAGCATTAGCACGATCAGCGGTATAGTATAGGTTAGATCCTTCGCTTAGATCAGATGTACTGAAAGATGCGAAGAATGCGTCTGCACCAATCTTCTTTAATGAGTCGGAACCCACATCATAAAGAAGAGTGAAACAATCCGCAGGGTTTACCATACCTTGAAGGGTTGATTGTCCCTGTACCGCACTCTCGTCAAGTTTGGTATTAAGTACCGCCTTGTCCGCTAATGCAGGGGATTTAATCTGCCTAAATGCCATTAGGTTATCTCCTAGTTGGTTAGTGTTGGAATTAAACGTTTAATAATATACTAACGAAATTTTATGTAGATGTCCGTCCCAGAAGGGGGGATCTCAAAAAACTGTATAGTATCTCCGATGGTTTCATATACTTCTTCAGGATGTTGAAGTACATCATTTACCCATACATCAATTAAGTCATCACGTGCCGGATTACCGTTCAATGTAAATATGGCGGTGTCGCCAGGAGCAATGAACGCCTGAGATTCTGGGATCACAGTACGATCATTAGTTGATGATGAGGTACCTTCGATAAGTTCAAATAACTGAGTTTCTTGGCCAGGAGTAGAAGTCACTTCGTCTTGTTTCTTCTTAGCCAGATTGAACAGACTTTCGGCAAGCACCCTATTAAAGGACTTATTATTGATCATATTTGGAGTACTAGGATGGTTAATATACTGTCTTTATTTATACTAAAAACAAACTTAACCAGTGGTTTATTTTTACGATCTAAATTGAAGTAATTCTTGTATTAAATCGGTAACGTCTTGTAGGTCACTATCTAGATTATTAATTCTAGCATGTAATGCATCTACTTCAGTTTGTGTAGCGACACTTTGTCCATTCAATGTATAGTTACCCAGAAGTTGAACACCCGCGTCATCCATAATAAGTTTGTCATCATTCTGGTGTTGTATCTTGAACTGACTATCATTGAAACCTAAATGTTTGATGATAGTGTCAGTACCATTATGATAAAAACGAGTTTCTTCGTTGGTGCCTACAATAAAGGCAAAGTGGTCATCTATGATGAGGTCGTTTCCAAAAGAAACGCCAGTAGAATTGTAGGCGGCAACTTGTACAACTTGTTCTGCGTCTACAACATGTGTTAGGGAGATAGTACTCCCGTCATTCGCAACGTAGTCTATTCCTTGATGGAGTAAGACACCGTTCAAATATACTTGAATTCTTGACGGACTGTTTGGGTCTGGGTCATACTGTAGTACGTTCCCAGCGTCGTCTGCACCCGTTATAACTTCTAACGTTCCATCGGAAGTATAGATGTATGCGTTGAATGTAGTTGTCGCAGAGAGATTTCCATCTCCTACAGCGCCAATCTCTACAATCGACTGAACTCCACCATCATACTCTCGTTTGATATAGAGTTTGCCGTCCTGAGTATTTATACCAATCTCGCCCAGTTTTAACTCTTCGATACTGGGAATATCACCAAGGCCATCAAATGTCTTAATGTTTCCACCAATACTTTGGGCAACAGTACTAATAGGACGACCAACAGTAACTCTTTTGACTTTGGTACCAGAACCAAAACCACTTATTGACGCTACCCCTGTGATACCACCTACTCTTCTTATTGGCATTTTATTACCTTGTGACAGAAGGGTTGACTTTTATCTTTCCTTCTAGTATTCTTTCTATGATAGTGTGTCCGTCTTCATCAATGAAACTGATCTCTACATCATAGACATATCTACCGCGTGTGGATAGACCATCGGTTATTAAATTAGAAAGGGATAATGTGACGATACCTTCGAGTGAAGGTTCAGGGATCACGGCAGTAAAATCAATTGACTCGATACTTCTGTAAGTTTTTTTCATCTTTGCAGAAGCGGAATAACCAGTGAGATCTTTCTTAGATCCGTCCGGATTCACTAACTCTATCTGTAGAGCTAAATCTGCACCTTGATCAATTGTAAAATCTTCGTAAGTTGCCATAGTCATCAAGACCCTAAGTGTATAAACGTTCTGTTTCTATTTATACACTTAGGATACGTGATATTTTGTTTTATTCTGAAGCGATGTCTTCTAAGACCATCTCACGGAATTCTTCTGAAGTCTCAGACCAGTCGAAGACGTAAGAAACTGTTACACGCCAATCATCTTCTGAAGATGCAGCGTGGTACATTAGTTTCTCTTCTTCACCGTAGTGTCCGAAGTATGCCGCCTTGCAAGTCCACTGACCTGGCTTGTCTTGGCAACGGACAACTTCTTTAGTTTCCGGATGGATGTAGTCGAACCAACCTGAACCACTCTCTGAGTAAGAGAAGATTAGGTTGAAACCTGGCGCGTTAGCGTTGTTGTGCCATGCAATGAAACCGCCTGGTGGGTATACCGCAGCAAGCGCATTGTGCTTGACAGACAGGAAGTTCATCATCTTGTCGTTTAGATCCGACAACATGTGCGTCATGTCACGCTTGAAGATTGGGTCCGCATCCTTCTCGAACATCTGGTGTGCGCGATCTGATAGTTTAAAGTTATAACCTACCATCTCATCTGGGAAACCTTCGTGTTGCGTTCCCTCATCTACAATCTCTTGCATGTACTTTGGTCCAACGTACCAGTTACGCTGACGCATACGTTCCTTAGACGTGCAGTGACAGTTCTCTGCAAATCCAGAAATCTTAGGTAGTCCAGCGTAGTTGTCCAGAATCGCAAGCAACTCAGGGTTCTTAACTTCGACGTGCTTTAGATATTGGTCGTTTAACTGTGTCATACGATTGGTGTATCCTTATTAAGACCAGCAGAGAAGTGACGTATAATCACTGGCCCTGTTTCTGGTTTTGTTATTGCCCAATTAAGTGCGTTGTAGTAGTTCCATCTCAAGTCGTCATCAAAGATACCAACCTTGAGATCCTTATACTTTTCTTCTTTCTCAGTCAACCACCAGAGTGAGAACTGATCCCAAGATTTGAGACTGTCCACGTATCCGTCTGGCCACCAAGTGTCATTCATTTGTCTGAATGTCAAGTCCCACCAATCATCCATGAACTCACGTACAATCGGTTTAGACATATCATATAAACATACTGCTCCGCATAGTGTGAACTTAGAAACGCCTTCCGGAGTATCAAAGTCACGTTCTGCATATATGTAGTCACGGTCATCTGTCAAAGCGGTGAAGACCACATCGTGATCTTTCATTTCGTCCCATACTTTGACGATGTCTTCATGCTCTACTTCCATGTCAGCATCAATATACATCGTTAGGTCATACGGCGATTTCGCCATACCCCATAACTTAGCGCGGTAGTGATCGTCACATAAGAGAATATCGTCTGCGACATCTCGACCACGGTCATCAAGGAATCGTTCCTCAGTCACCAAACAGATCTTGCATTCCTCTTCCGGTTCATAGTAGTCCCTGAGAGACTCTGCAAGATTGATTGCGTACAAATAAAAGTTGCGTTTCTTAGACGCAACAATAATAAAACCTTTACTCTTTTCCATCTGTCTCGGCCTCTAGTTGGTCTTGTAAAATCATAATTGAGTACATATCGACTTCAATCTTAGATTTTGCACGACGCAATTTTGCCTTTAACTTTCGGTTCTTAGAGTTCTTAATCTCTTCAACCTCAAACGCTTCTAGTTTGTAGTTGAACAGTTTTTCAAGCTTACGTGCCTTTTGATGTTCCAATTCACGTTGTTTCTCTTCTTCCGCCTCCGCAGCTTTGCGTTCGACTCGATCGGTAGTTTCCTTATCGATCAACTCTTCACCAAGCGCATCCACAACTTCCGAAAACAACTCGTTGGTATTTCCATCACGATCATGTCTTGACAACAACATCTGTTGACGGGTGACACGACCCACATCATCTTCCATTTCTAGGATACAGTTTAGTTCTTTCTTTTCATCTGTTTCCCAGAATGCGTTGTCCATCCAACGTCTATAACTCATTTACTCATTCTCCAAAAGGGTTCAATTCAAATATCAAATTTATGTATAAGATTAATAAAGCGGGTCCGAAGACCCGCCCATATTCAGACAACTATTATAACATAAAAGGGTTGTTTATGCAACCCTTACATATAGTGTGTACACATCTGTAATGTGAGTCTGCGTGTCAGAGATGGTTGCACCGATGTAGTTACCGACGAAACTACGTGCGTAGTTTCCAGCGAACTCACGGGTGTAGTTACCACCAAAGTCACGAGTGTAGTTACCAGTGAAGTCACCTACGTATGTTGATACACGATCACGCGTGTATGCGCCACTGTAGGATGATGGTCTAACACGTGCGTATGCAGATACACGGACACGAGAGTAGTTACCTATGAAGTCACGAGAGTAAGTACCAGTGTACTCACCAACGTATCCACGGTTGTAGTTACCTACAAAGTTACCTACGAAGTCACGTGCGTATGCACCAGTATACTCACCAGCAAATGTTCTTGCGTAGTTTCCAGTAAAGTCACCAGCGAAGTCGCGTGTGTACTGTCCAGAGAATCCACGTGAGTAGTTACCTGTAAACGTTGTGTTGTAAGTACCAGTGTACTCACCAACGAATCCACGGTTGTAGTTACCTACATAGTTCCCTGCGAAACCACGAGAGTACGTTCCGGAATAAGCACCAGTGTACTCACCAGCAAATCCACGAGTATAATCTCCTACGTAGTTACCAGCAAATCCACGTGCATAGTTACCGACGTAGTTTCCACCGAAGTCACGACTGAAGTTACCAACGTAGTTACCTGCGAACGTTCCTACGTAATCACCAACATACTCACCAGCGAACTGACGTGTGTACTGACCAGAGAAGGTGCGAGCATAGTTACCAGTAAAGTCACCAGCAAAGTTAGTTACACGATCACGGGTGTATGATGATCCACGGTTACGGACGTATGCAGATACACGAGTACGTGCGTATGCAGAGTAACGAGTACGTGTTGAAGTACGAGTGTACTCACCAGTGTAGTTACCAGCGAAGTCGCCTGCATATCCACGAGCATAGTTACCAACGAAGTCTCCGGTAAACGTTGTTGCGTAGTTTCCTACGAAGTTACCAGCGAAGTTGGTTACACGATCACGTGCGTAAGCCGAACCACGGTTACGAGTAGATGTGCGGGTTGAATCGCGTGTGAAGTCACCGACGTAGTTAGTTACACGTGTGCGAGCGTATGCACTGTAACGAGTACGAGCGTATGCGGATGCACGGTTACGTGTGTAGTAACCAGTATAGTTTGTTTCACGTGTGCGAGCGTAAGAGTTCGCAAAGTTCTGTGTGCGATTACGTGTGTACGCAGAGTTACGAGTACGAGTGTAGTTAGTTACACGAGTACGCGCGTAGTTACCTACGAAGTCACCAGCAAAGTTACCAGCGTATGCACGTGCATAGTTACCTACGAAGTTACCTACGAAATCACCCACGAATGTGCGAGCGTAGTTACCGACATAGTCACCAGCAAATCCACGTGCGTAGTTTCCTACGAAGTTACCGACATAGTCACCCGCAAAGTTACGAGCATAGTTACCGACGAAGTCGCCAGTGAACGTTGTCGCATAGTTACCTACGTAGTTACCTGCGTAAGTCAGTGTGCGTGAGTAGTAACCAGTATTGGTTGATGTACGAGTAGATGTACGTGCGTAGTTACCAGCGAAGTCTCCTACAAAGTCACCTGTGTAGTATAGAGTCGCAGCGCGGTTACGCGTGTAGGTACCTGTCGCAACGCGAGTACGTGCGTAAGCACTGTAACGTGTGCGTGTCGAAGTACGGCTGTAGTTACCAGTGTAGTTACCAGTACGAGTACGGCCGTAGTTACCAGTGTAGTTACCAGCACGAGTACGAGTATACGTACCACCGAAGTTACCTACGTAATCACCAACATAGGTAGTTGAGTTCGCAAAATTGCCTGTGTAGTAGAGAGTACTGCTACGAGTACGAGTAGACGTACGCGTTGACGTTCTTGTAGAAGTACGAGTGTAATCTACTGTTGAAGTAAAGTTACCCGTATAGTCAGTAGTACCACCTGAGTAGTATGTTAGACCATAACGTACATATGTACCAGATGTTCTTGCGGTACCACGCCAGTATCTGTTACCACCAGCAACAACAGTAGTAGTGCTTGCTGTTCCCGCAACAGTAAAGTTACCAACCAGTCTGTGTTTAATCTCAACCATTCCGGTATAACCGTTCCATCCCCAGTAAGTGTCTCCACCTTTACCTGAAAGATAAACGTCTTGGTAATAGGTACCACTACCACCAGTAGAAACACGCGTAGATGATGTAGATCGTGTAAAGTTACCAGCGAAGTTACCAGCAAAGTTACCTGCAAAGCCATTGGCATAATTAGCACCTACTGTACTTACACGAGTAGAGGTACCGGCAACAACCCTGTTACGTGTGTAGTTAGTTGCACGAGTACGTGTGTAGTTACCTGCGTATGAGAATGCACGGTTACGAGCATAGTCACCTACGTATGAGAATGCACGGTTACGTGTGTAGTTACCCACGAAGTTGCCTGCATATCCACGAGCATAGTTACCAACGTAGTATAGGTTACGTGTGTAGTTACCTGTATAGGTCACACCTACCGCTGAAGCACGAGTATAGTTTGTTATACGAGTACGACCATAGTTACCTACGAAGTCACCTGCGTAGTATAGGGTACGTGCATAAGAGAACGTAGATGGTCTGCTACGAGTAGATGTACGCGAGAAATCACCAACATAGTTAGTGATACGAGTACGTGCGTAAGCGGAACCACGAGTTCTTGTATAGTTTGTTGCACGAGTACGAGCGTATGCACTGTAACGAGTACGAGTAGATGTACGAGCGTAAGCAGAACCACGGTTACGTGTGTAGTTCGTTGCGCGAGTACGAGCATATGCAGAGTAACGTGTGCGAGTCGATGTACGAGTTGAAGTACGTGCGTAGTTACCTACGAAATCTCCAACGAAGTCACCGACGAAACCACGAGCGTAGTTTCCGGTGAAGTCACCAAGGAAGTTACGACTATAGTTTCCGACAAAGTTTCCAAGGAAGTTACGACCGTAGTTACCTACGAATCCGCGAGAGTAGTTACCTACATATGCGCGAGCGTAGTTACCAACGAAGTTTCCAACGAAGTCACGAGCGTAGTTTCCGATAAAGTTACCACCGTAGTTTCCTACGAAGGTGCGAGCATAGTTGCCCACAAAGTTACCCGCAAAGTTAGTGACGCGATCACGAGCAAAGTCACCAACATAGTTAGTGATGCGTGTTCTTGCGTAAGCACTATAACGTGTGCGAGTTGATGTACGTGTTGATACGCGAGAGTAGTTACCTACGTAATCTCCAGCAAACCCACGAGAGTAGTTACCCACGAAGTTACGCGAATAGTTACCTTGGAAGTTGCGAGAGTAGTTACCAATGAAGTTACCTGCGAAACCTGTTACACGGTTACGCGTATATGTTGATACACGAGCACGAGAGAATACGCCAGTATAGTAACCAGTGTAAGTCCCTGCGAAGTTCTCTTCACGGGTGCGAGTAAAGTCAGTTGCGTAAGTAGATACACGTGTGCGCGTATATGTTCCAGCATAAGATGAAACACGGTTACGCGAGTATGTTCCAGAATAAGCAGAAACACGTAGACGGGAGTAAGTGCCCGAATATGTTCCAGAATATGTAGAAACACGGTTGCGTGTATAGTCTGCTGCGTATGCAGAAACGCGAGTACGAGAATAAGTACCGGCGTAAGATGATACACGACCACGAGTGTATGTTGAAACACGGTTACGTGAGAATGTACCAGTGAATGGTGTTATACGGTTACGTGTATAAACTGAAACACGTGCGCGTGAGTAAGTTCCCGCAAAGTATCCAGTAAACGCTGTTAAACGAGTACGTGCAAATGATGATACGCGAGTTCTTGCATATGTACCTGAGTACGATGATGGGCGAGTACGCGAGTAGTTCCCAACAAAGTCACGCGAGTAGTTACCTACGAAGTCGCGTGAATATGCACCAGTGTAGTCTCCTACAAAGGTACGACTAAATGTATTTACACTATTACGCGTGTATGAAGATACGCGAGTACGAGTGTATGCAGAAACACGTGCACGGTTGTATGAAGATACGCGAGTTCTTGCGTATGCAACATCAACTGGAGTTCGACGTGTGTTCTGTGCAGTACCTACAGACAACCATGTGCCTGGGACTGTTGGTGCGCCTTGTGCTGTGGAACGCAACTGGTATGAACCAATCGCTCCTGACGTAGCACGCATTGACTTAATACGTTGACCCAGTGTGTACTGAATCTGCGCATCCGTCATTTCACGTAGACCGTTGAAACCAGAACCGTCGTAGCTTGTCGCTACTGGACGAACTGGAGCAACTGCCGTCATAGAAGTACGCATCCAAATGTGATAGTTTGTTACTACGGTACCTGCCCCACCGTTACCGTGAGTGTCGGAGAATACAGAGTCAATAAACTTTGTATAGTCTGCACTTGGTTGAGTAGCGGACAGTTTGAAAGTACCGATATAGTCGTTCTGTACTAAGTTAGACAGAACACGACCTGCTAGGTTGTCCATATCCCCGTCTACCATTTCGTAGAAGCCTGGGTTTGGAGCAACGTCGTAATAACCTACTGGGCGGACAAAGTCTGCACCGGATTCGTCTGCTGGGCCACTCACTTGCTTCAGAGTGGTGGTCACTGAGGCACCCGTTATTTGTGAAGCAGGGTGGGTGCCAGATATTTCATTGTAGTAAGAATCTACAAACGAACCGATTGATTGGCCATCAGTTAAACTGATATTACCAACGTCATTAGAAGCGGCCGCAACTAATGCTTGTCCCACTGCAAAGGATAGATAAAGCTCATCCGATGGAGTGAATTCTTGTAGGTCACCATTAGCATTTTGAAGTTTTAGTGGTATACTAGATGCTGACACGATATCGTCTCTCTTTTAAGTTAAAAGGATTTATTGGTTAATGACAAGAGTTATTTATAATAAAAAAAAGTGCGGGAACCGAAGTAACCACACTTTTTCGCAATAGTTCTCAAATTGTTTTTTGTTTATGGTTGTACTGGCCAAACCACATCATTCACAGATAAAATATCATCTGGAATATTCTTTGTAATATCACGAAGTTGTTGACGGTATGTCACCCATTCTTGAAGTTTCGCTTCACTTAGTGGTACATCCAATTGTTGAGTCCAATCACAGGCATTCAACAATGCATTTCTTGTTTTGCGGATATCTACTTTCACAAGTTCAGGATCCCAATCCCACCATCCTTTCTCTAGACTCCAAGTCGCATGACTATTGCAAGGCAACCCCACGAAAACAAACTTGTGTTCACCAGTATCATACCAATAGTTGTCCATAAAGTATCCCAAATCATCACAGTTTTCTGGTAGATTGGCGGACGTTACATGGACCACGAAGTTTCCGTCTGGTCCCAACCCTTCAGAATCTATCTTGTATTGGGGTATAGTAAGTCTTACTATTTTTCCAGTGGTGGGTTTTATATATGCTATGTATTTTAAAGTATCCATGATTTTATTTATCTCTATTCGAAATCTGAGCCTGGGGCCGGTGGATTATCATCGCCCGGCCCAGAAGGATCGCCCGGATCCGTTGGACCGCCTGGAGTTGTTCCATCACTGTCGGTTGGACTTCCATCTGGTGGTGGATCCTGACCATCATCGTCATTAGAAGGAACTCGTGTTACGGTATACTGACCGCCTGGGGCCCAGTACCCAGAAGTTCCGTTATTGTTAACATGTATATAGTAAGTAACAGTCGATCCCGAAACTACTTGTGGTGCATTATTTACCGTAATTTCATTTAAACCATCGGTGAGGTCGAATGGTCCGGCCATGATCGCTGAAACCGAACTAGCGAGTGTTGTGACTCTTCCACTAGCAACCTGATTCCCGTCAGACTTGAAATCGACAATAAGTTTATGGGTGGTGTCCGTGTCTGATACAGTGACTCCCGTAGTGGCGAGGACAGTACCCGCATCATTATCAAACAATGTAAATGTTTTGGAATCAAGTATGATAGAGTCTGGATCGTTCTGCCCTAGAGTCAATGCATTTCCAGCAGAACCTACACGGAGTTCCATGACAAACTGTTCACCCCTCCACTTGACTTCAGATACACCAGAACTTGTACCGGAAGAAGACCTTGTGTAGTTACCGATATAGTTACCGACAAAGTTTCCATTGAAGTTTCGAGTATAACTTTCTCCCGCTGCACTCTGACGATCTCTAGTATAGGTGCTTGTTCTGGTTCGGCTGTAAGTCAACTCTCTATTATAATCACCAACACGAACGCGATTGGATGTCAATGTCCTATTGTATGCGGATGTTCTACTATAACTACTGGATCTCGTTCTCCCAAAGTTTCCCACAAACCCTCTAGTGTAGTCAACGCCACCAGTATAAAATAAATCTCTATTATAATTTCCAGTGAAGTTACCTTCATAAGAAACGTTTCGAGTTCTTGTGTAATCGGTGGGTGTTGGTGTGTTCCCCGCAAAGTAGAGTGTTCTACTGGAAGTTCTGGTGAACTCAGCGTATATTCCCCTAGTATAGTTAGCGACTCTGGTCCTGTTATAGTTTCCTTCATAGTAAACAGTTCTGGATTCAGCCCCAGCTCTATCTCTAGTATATGAACTGGTTCTAGTTCGGGTAGAGGTTCTTAGATACTCTGCTGTACCAAGATAACTTTGACTTCTGTCTGCTGCCCTAGTTCTATTATATGTTGATGTTCTTGTGAAATCTCCAGTACTGTTCGTTATTCTGGTTCTGTTATATGAAGAAGCGCTTACATAGTTTCCGGTATAGGTAGTCGCAGTTGTGAAGTCACCAACATAAGGTGTGGTTCCTTCATTATATGTGACACCATAGTACTGGTGAATACTGTTAGATGAACCGGACTGGAAAGTTCCACGTTGATAAGTTACACCATTGAAAACAATTTCTGTTGTATTGGTATTACCCGTACCGGAAGCAATTTCAGAACCCAGTTTGTAGATCTTAATTTCTCCAGTGGATATTGTATATCTCCAACCAGCTCTAAATCCAGACTTTGAACCATACATGAAATGGTCTGTGACTTGACCTCCTCCACCTGTAGATGTTCGTGTTGACGTGACAGTACCACCAGATCCTATTCTATTTCTGTTATACTCAATGTTTCTTGAGTATTCACCAACAAAGTCTCCAGTAAAGGTACGAGAGGACGATAATGTTCTACCATAATTGCCGGTAAAGTTTCCAGTAAAGTTACGAGAATAGTTAGCGGCCCTAGTGTAGTTACCTGAAAAATTACCAGCATAGTTTCGAGAATAATTACCTGTGTAAGACACTCCCGCAGTAAATGTTTGTGCACGATATCTAGCATAATTACCTATAAAATTTCTAGTATAATCCCCTATGTAAGAAGGTGCAGCGATAGCGACATAAAACTCGAACCAGTCTCCACCCCCTATATCTACGTAATAAGTGGTAGATCTAGTTCGTTGGTAGTTACCAATATAGTCCACGTCCCTACTATATGCTGTTGGTATATTTAATGTTCTAGAGTAATTTCCCGTGAAGGTGCCGGAACTATATGACAGTCGAGTTCTAGTAAAAACACTATTCCTAATATAGGGAACTCCTCGTGCATAAGAAGAAACACGAGTTCTATTATAGTTACCCTCAAAATTTCTACTGGAAGGTATAGTTCTAGAGTAAGAACTACTCCTACTATATTGTCCAGAAAAATTTCTAGAGTATGTACCAGTCCTATTATAATTGCCAGCAAAATTACGACCATAATTACCAATGAAGTTTCCTAAGAATCCTCTGGTATAAGATGAACTTCTACTGGTAACATAATTTCCTATATAGTTCGACGTCCGCATATAAGAAACTGTACGACTATCATTGACAGAGTCATTACTTGCTGTTATACTAATTCTCTCTGCCGACGAAGTACCAGTAAACGTGTGAGTGATAGAATCTAAATCATTGCCACTGCCTGTGACCCTGAATATTTTAGTGTGATATCCTACGTTGGGTGTATTCACTGAGGCGTCAAACTGAATTGTACCACCTTCGGTGAAGGTATTACCTGCAACATACGAGAGGGATCCAGTATAGTTTGTGTCTACGTCGTCATCCGATGGAGCGGTTGTAGTATCATCGTCATCACCCACACTGGTTGATTGATCATTGGAATTATAAAGATTGTTTAAGTCTCTTAGTTTAACCGCTAGGATTGCGGAACTGTTTCCATCAAGAAAGAATCGACCACCATCTTCCATACCCACAAAACCAGTAACAGCCCATGCGCTAGTTGAATTCATACCTATTGCTTGAATAAATCCAATGTCACGTTCATTCAGTGTATTAGAGTGCACTCGATCGGTCCAATTGATGTTTACATAACATCCCGAAGTAAAGTTTAGAGTAGAGTAACCAGATTGTGAACTCCCACC